AAGTCTTTCACCTTCTTTTTTATCTATTCCTAACGACATAGCTAATGCATAACCTGACATACCGTAAGGCACGCCTAAGGCATAGCCCTTAGCAGTCTGTCTTTTAACAGGATCTACTTTCTTTAAAAAATTAGGTGCTTGAGTATGTGCACTAACACCTTCTAGTTTTTCAGTTTTAATAGCAATGTGAGAATAGAAATCTAAATCGTTATTAAAGATATCCTTTAAACCTTGATCACCTGCTACAGTAGCAAATACTCTAGGCTCTAATGATGCATAGTCAGTATCTAATAACTTAGTTCCTTCATCGCAAATAAAGAAAGCTCTTACTACGTTGGTATAACCCATTAGTAGAGCTTCTTCTTGACCTTCCTCTAAGGGTTTAGGTAATTGCTGTAAGTCAGAACCGTATCTACCCGATACAGTGCCGTTTTGCTTAAAGTAAGGATAAAACCTTTCATCTTCTGCTGCATCTAAGAATCGATCAACATAAGCAGTTTTAATCTTAGTGAGTTTATTATATAAACGTAAATGCTTAGCCCACGAGTACTTATCGCTTATTGACTGAATCATATCCTCATCAAATTGAGGCTTACCTTTATCGGTAGAGGATAACGGCTTTTCACCTAATACATCGAATGCAATCTTACCTAATTGGTCTTTAGATTGAATATTAAAGAATTGACCGTCGTTATCTTCTTTCCATAAAGTCATACTAACCTTAGCTACTTGCTCCTTAGTTAGATAGCTTTCATCGCCTGTCATTAAAAAGTCTTTAATAGGTCCTTCTGCAAGAGATGTAATAGCTGATTTATTTATAGTAAATTTACCTGTTCTTTCTGATTTAGGTAATTCAATACCGTTTTGCTCTAATAGTCTTTGTGCAAAAGTACCTTTATGCTTAGGAGGGTAAGCCGTTCTAGCTTGTTCTAGTATCCAGCCTCTTACCTGTGATAAAGCTAATAACTCTTTAACAACTAAAGTAGATTGTTCTTCTAAGTCTTTTGTAATATTAGTTTGAGTTTCTTGAATAAGAGCTACATTAAGTCTAATACCGTGTTCCTCCATAGGAATAGTTACCTCTCTATAAACAGGCATTACCTCTTCTTCAAAGAAAAAATACTCTAAACCCTCTTCCTGTAGTACTTTCAAAAAATGGTAGTAAATACGTAAAGTTAAATCGGTATCGGCTGCAGCATACTTAGATAATATCTTCATATCTGCTTTATAAATCTCAAAGTTATCCTTCGATACAGCACCACCGTTTGCTTTAATACTAGCCTTTAACTCTAACTGCTCTTCATTAGCTTCAGACTCTACATCTAAACCGATATCGGCTTGAACCATTTTAGCAATAGACTTTAATCCAAAAGGATTACCAAATCCAAATGCTCCTTCCTCTTTCACTGTATGTACAAGTAGGGCAGTATCTGCATGTAATGCTGGAAGTAAATCTATACCGTAAAAGTTTTTTGTAAATCGAACGTCAAATGATGCATTATGCATTATTAACTTTTTCTTTAACAGTTGATTTATAGTATATTTAGCTAACTTATCGGCATTAGTACCCTCTATTTCAAGTTCTACTAATTGTTCGTTTTTCCACTCACGAATTGGCATATAATAACCTTTGCCAATCTCACCAGAAACAGAAAAACCAATAATCAAACCCTTACGAGGATTCAAACTATTGGTCTCTGTATCATACGCAACGAGTTCACTAGAATTAATATGATCTATTAACTCCTTTAATGTTTCTTTACTATTAACTGTGACATAACTTTTTTCTTGCATCTTATAATTCTTCTATTATACCTAATATTTCAGCTACTATAAAAAAGCAGCCTGCCGCCATCATACTATCCGATAATAAAGCAATACCTGCTATAATACGAAGTATTGACTTAAATACGCTAATTCTAAAATGCCAATTAGTATGTGATTCTTTTTCTTGCATTATTCTCTTTGTTTGTCTCCCTGGAATTGCCCGTCATATAATTCATTTACTTCTTCGCATTGGTGAAAATATATCTGAGCTACTCTCGCATCTTCTTCGATAAAGATAGTCTCATTTACTCGCATTACACACCCCATAAATTGAGTTTCAAAGCCTGGGTCAAATACTGATGAATGTATAATAGCACCGTTTCTTAACAAAGAAGACCTTTGTCTAATTAAGCCTACATAGTCTGCAGGTAATTTACATCCTTCCCAGAAAGTAATTTCATAAGTACCAGGATATAATAACCATCCCATATTACCGTCTAGCTGTACTTTTTCAATAGAAGTATAATCTGCTAGATTAGTTGTATTTTTTAATACTACTCCAAATTTATCTTGAGGATTCTGTCTAATTTGTTTAACCTCTTGCAAAGACAAGTCATACCCTACTTGAGCTTTCTTACCTTTAGACTGTTCTAATTTAAGTAGGCCTTTCTCTACTATTTGATCTGCATTCAGCATAATTATTTTTTCTTTTTTGTATATGGAAACATTCTATTTAAAATATTCTTTCTTCTAGTACATCCACAATCTTCATACCCGAGCATATGAGCAATCTTATCTGCTAGTCTATCAATATAGAAAAACTTTAGCACTTTAGCAACTGTATCTCCTAGTCCTTGTGATTTCATTATTTACGTGGATATCCTTTAGTAAATTCATAAAACTCTGATCTAGCTGAATCTTCGTTTAAGAAAGATCCTGATAATTTAGATGTTTTCATGCTAGCACCTTGATGCTTAACTCCTCTACAGCTTACACAGTTGTGGGTAGCTTCAATCATTACTGCTACACCGATATTATCAGTGCATATTTGATCTACTGCATTATGAATAGCTACAGTTAATTGCTCTTGAATAGCACCTCTTCTACTAAAATGCTCTACGATACGATTTAATTTACTTAAACCTACTACTCTACCTTCTAAAGTAGGAATGTAAGCAATATGGCATAAGCCGTTAATAGTCTGGTGGTGGTGAGAACACATACTCGTAATAGGAATACCTCCCTCAAAAACTACGCCGTCATAGCCATCGCTGGGGAAGCTCGTAACAGAGCTTAAATGCTCATATCTACCCTTCCATAAATCGTTTACATAAGCTTTAGCTACTCTCATTGGAGTATTAGAACTATTAGGATCATTCTCCCAATCTACACCTAGTGCAGTTAAGAACTTACCGTAATGACGAGCTGCTTCTACAGTAATCTCGTACTTATCAGTTTGACTTAAACCAGGTTTACCTTTTTCAATAGCTTCTTTTAACTGTAAGCTAATACCATTAGCACAACCTGCTTTAGCAAGTTCTAAATCGTCAATGTTTATATTTTTATCTCTTGTCATATTATATGTTATAAGTATTTTGAAATCTGCTCTAATCTCTCTTCTACCGTACCTGTTAAAGTTACGACTTTTTTTGCAGGGATATACTCTGCTATAAACTTTTGTATAATTCCGTCAATCTTAACCTGCAATTCAGCACTTAATCTATCAGGATCATCTACGAAGTCAAACTCAATAGGAATATAAAAGAAGTATTCTACTTGATCTTTAGTCTTTTCAAATAAGTCTCTAATCTCATCAATATTAACATTAGGAGTTAAGATTCGTGAATAGATAATACAGTCAACTAAACTACGAGTACTAATTACATTCTTATGAGTTAAGTAGTTTTGGTAAGCCCAAGCAGATAACTCATTAATTGCATACTGCTTTTCGTCGTTAGATAACTCTAACATCTTTCCAATCTTAATTACAGGACGAGAAAACCCGTCAGTTACATAATAATCAGGAAATCTGGTAGATACCTCTTTTAATAAGGTAGTCTTACCAGTTCCATGCGATCCTATTAATATCTTCATAAGTGTCTTTTAGTAAAAATAGCTACTTTTCATCGAACTTCCAAATATCAGTAAAGAAATGTACCCAAGAATTTAAAGAAGTCTCTCGAAGTATAGCATAAGCTTCATCTATAGTATTTGCTCTATTAATAACTTGGTAAGCCGATACAACTTCACCAGCATCTAGTTCCGGAATTACCTTATGAACTACAGATCCACAGTAAGGATACTTTTCTTGATTTCCGGCAACGTCTTCTTGCTTATTAAAACCCTTTAATTCCGGATAAACAGTAATTAAGCCTGGATGTCCATTAAAAATTTCACCCTCTAAATAAGGAAAAAGCTCTGCTGGTAGTATTCGTAGGTACCCGTGTAGAGTAATTAACTCTTTTAAGTTAATTCTCGTACGTAGATAGTCTAGTATAGAGGGCTTAAAAGGTATAGTACGTATTTCTACGTTATTTTCCCCAAAGATCTCCATGTTTCTCGATGATACCTTTGTAATGTTATTAGTTACTACTAAACTAGGGAGAATCCCAAGCTTTTCACTAATAGCTACTACTTCTGAGCCTGTCTGAGATATGAATACTCCCCAGTTATCTAATACTCTTAGTTTTTCCATTATTGACCCATTGCTTTTTTAGTATAAAATCCTGTATCAATTAATTCAGGTGGAATTAAATACTGCTTAGATGCACGAACAGGATTAATATCTAATGAACCACGTCTTGCATATAATAGCATTACTACACAATCTTCAACATCAGGATGATTCATAATAGAGTTGAATAATTTCTCACTGCAGAACTCATGAAATTCATTAACTTCACGTAATGCAATAACCTCTTTAAGTAAATCTTTTAGGTCTACCTTATTTTGCTTTGTAATAATACGAAAATAAGCCGCTCCTGTATCTTTTTGCTTTGTATGTCTACATCTTGATCTTAAAAGGTTAGTCATTACAAATAAATCTTCACCCTCTTCTGAGGAAGTAGTACTAAAATGAGGCTCTTTAGAAGCGTAGTCTGTAATTTCCATAGCCTCTAACTCTTTATTACCTATTAAACGTAACATATCAAGATAGAATGCACCTGGATCTCCTTCGTATAACTTCTCTTCTCCTTGTCTAAAGAAAGATACCTTAGCTTCTGCACCAATGCATGCGCTAATATCCTTAGCTACCTGATTTTCGTAGTTTTCGATAGCTTGCGGAATAGTATTTCCCATCTTACACATATCAAACGTATTTAGGTAAAGCTTAAAAGATTTAGACTCTACCATAAATTCAGAACTAGCAGGACATACTATTTTTAAAGTACCTGCCATCGGTAATCCATTATCTAATAAAAAGGTTGCTTCATGGCAATGCCACGTATCATAACCTACAAACTCTTCTCCTGTAATACCCCAATCTTGACGTGCAAGAATACGTGGCATAGGATTTAGTTGATTAGGATCGAAGGTATCTGTATATACTGCATAGGAGTTAGCTGAACCTAACGATTTAGCAGCTGCTTCTGACATATTACTTGCTGACATAACTACGGAATGTTTTTATATTTTTAAAAATAAGGTTTATTTGTTCTTCTGACAACTCAATATCTAAGTTATCTGCTAATTTAGCTTTCGGTTTAGGTACGGTCAAACCGTGAGGTCCTAATTCATTACCTACCCAACCGTTAATAACCGGTGAACTAGTATCTAATGAATAGATAAGTCCCTTTAATACAGTATTTAAATCGTTAATCAAAATAAACTCTACTGGATTCTGACATCCTAGTAAGTGGAACTTAGGTAAACCAATGCCCATATTAAATCTATTTGCATACCACCAGTTTAAAAATCTAGCTCTTACTGTTACGAAGTCTGAATCTTTAACTAAGTCAAAAGGTAATGCGATAATATCTACTTTTTCTTTTAGGTAGTAATCTATACACTCTGCAATTTGCTCAAAGGTATCGCCTTGACATACGCCAATGTACTTCTGCCCCTCTACTCTGTAACTCTCTAAATACTCTTTTGCATTAAGCAAGGTTTGATCGTAGTTGTTTACTACATCAGGAAGTACAAGATGGGTAGGTTTATATTCCTTACCCAACTCGTAAAGTTCTTCCATTGGTATAGATTTGCCTAATTCAAATGCTGAATTATCTAGTATAGAGTACTCTGCTGTTTTAAGCTTTTCTTTATAAAAGTTAGCATATTCTGTATCCAAGCTTAATAGATGACCTAGTACATAAGGGTAATCACTCACCTCATCATGACGGTCAAATAAAGCTTTCGGTATTTCATGTGAAATTAAAGGCATAATTTATTTTTTATATTCTGATAATACTTTTTCTACTTGATTCTTTGCAAATTGCCAGCTAACAGGACCTGTTTCGTCAGCATATTTTACAGGATCAGGACGTCCTAATTTAATAAATGCTTCAATACGCTCTACTGATGCAGCTGATTTATAATCACTAAACCAACCTTCATAGCTAATCTCATCATTTACCCGTACTGTATGTAGCATTGGTTTATAAGATGTATTAGTACGTTTATATACTTCATCGAAGTCTAAACCTAATTGCTCGCATGCTTTTAAACCGTCTTCTAAGATTTCGAATTTATTTACTTTTAAGTAAGGAGTATAAACTGATACTAATTCAGCACTCCAGTTACCGATAATAAATGCATCAAAGTCAGCATCTCTAAATTCTTGACGGCAGTCAGGATATATTGCATGATCGCCCGCGTGAATCCCCATTGCAATAGCTACTTCTTGACCAATAGAACAATCTTCGTTAATAGGTCTAGTAGCAATTGATAAAGCTACTGCTTGAATCAAAGAAGCAAATATTTTATTACGATTAGGTACAACAGTATCTTTCATGTTGTCTTGCTCGTAATGTCCTTCAGGTACGTCTTTACCGCCTTCAACTAAAGTTGAATTTAATAACTGTGCTAAACCATCTAACTTAATAATTTGATGTCTTACAGCAGGATAGGCTTCAATAAATCCGCCTTCAACGTGATCTGTGTGCGTTAGTCTGTTAGCGTTTAGATAAGCTACTAAGTCAGTTGCACGCTCTAATTCTACTTTGTGCTTCTGACCGTAATCAAAACCTAATGCTGTTACTTCATAGTCGTTAGCTAATAGATGTAACAAAAGAGATGAAGAATCTAATCCGCCTGATAATGATAAAACTGCTTGTTTTTTCATTTTATTTAAAATTTAAAATTTAGAGCGTATTATTTTGTGGATCGATTAGCTCTATAACCGAATTATTTTTTATCTTGCTTACTATTAATGTCTTTTTGCATTCCTAGTATTTGAGTAGTTAAGCTTCCTACTAGAGTACCTAACTGTGCCCAAATATCTTCAGTTTCTTTTTTAAGGCTCTTAATAAGTGTTTGTTGGTAAATTTGAATACCTATAAGAACAACTATAATACAAATATAAAGTTGTTCGGGTGTAAAAGTTAATGTCATAATATAAAGATACTACTTATTTTTCGGATCAACAACTTCATCCATAAACTTAGTAAATTCTGGTGTGCCTGGAAATCCTATAAAATTAGGATTATCCATAACTCTCTGTAATGCTTTAATGGTTAGATCTTTATTCTTAGTATCGACAAGTAGAGGTTCTAAAATATACTCTTCTGTCGAACCGTTTTTACGGTTTAAATAAAATAAAGTACCTACTGCAGCTCCTAAAGCTTCGTAGTATTCCTTAGCTGTTGTTTTCATAGTATAATTCTCTTACTTTTGCTCCTAATTCTTGATCATTAGGTGTATCATAAACTAAATTCATCGGAATGGTCATATGTCTACGCTCTGTTCCTTTATTCCAACACTTAATGCATAGCTGACCTGCACCTTCAATATAACCGATCCTCATATCAACGTGGGTTTCAAATTCATATGAAGAATCTTCTCCACATAAAATACATTTATCTTTTGCCATATTATACGTTTACTTTTCTAATTGTTGGTTCTAATCCTTGAATAGCAAAAGAATGGCTTGCATTTGTAGCAACAGATTTCATTTCGTCATAAGTTGTTTTCTCTACTACTAATGGATGGTACTCTTTATCACCGTGCTTTATTGTAATAGTACTTGATACCATTAATTCTTCTTTTGGTTCCTCTTTTTTAGGAGTGTAGCTTGCTATTTTAGCACCAACTACTCCTGCCGCAAATAAGCCTAATGCTTTAAAAAAATCTCTTCTATCTTCCATAACTATACGTTTAATGTTTTTTCCTCTGTTTTATCTAAAGCATATCTTATCATTAAGCCTCTTCTCCCTTTTGGTTTGTAATCTTCTGGATTAGCTAGTAATGCCTCTAGTTTTTCTCTTAGATAGACCTTCTCATCTTCCCAAGTAATAGGTTGAATATCTTTCTCATGGAATAGGTCTTCTGGCTTCCATTCTATAGTAATCTTTCTACTTGGTTCGAATGTAGCAGGG